TATGAAAAGAAATAATTTAACCATGGAAGAGTGCTTAAGTGTTGCCTATGAAGATATTAAAAATAGAAAGGGTAAAATTGTAGACGGAGTTTTTGTTAAATGATGAAAGCAGCTTTTTTTCCAACTTTAATTTACGCAAAAGATTTAAAATTAGATATTAAACTTTTTGAAAGAGCAATTATAGAGTGGTCTCAAAAAGATCCAGGTATACAAAAAACTAATGTAAAAGGTTGGCATAGTAAAACTAATATGCACACCATACCTGTGTTTAAACCTTTAGTAGATGAATTATATAAAATGCAAGAGGATATCTATAAAGAAGAATTTTTAGCTAACAAACCTCGTTTAGGAAACATGTGGGCTAATATAAATTATAAAGATAGCTTTAACAGAAACCATGTTCATGCGAATAGTTTCTTTAGTGGTGCCTACTATGTTAAAGTTCCTAAAAACTCTGGTCAAATAAAATTTAATGATCCTAGATCTGGACCAAAATATATTTTTCCAAATCAAAAAAAGGTGCCTTTACCGGAGCATCTATGGAAAGAGTTACATGTGGAACCCGTTGAAAATAGAGTTATTATGTTTCCAGCATGGCTAGAACATCTTGTTGACCTTAATCAGTCAAATGATACAAGAATATCAGTAAGTTTTAATTTTACACAACATGGCCTCTTTTAATAAATATACAGTTATAAAAAACGCAGTATCCTACGAGTTAGCAAACTTTTGCTACAACTATTTCCTTTTAAAAAGAGATGCTATTAGTTTTATGTATGAGAACAATTATATAGCTCAAAGTAATTTTCATGGGACTTGGACAGATCAACAAGTTCCTGGATGTTATTCTATTTACGGTGATCATGTTATGGAAACTTTACTTATGAAAGTGCTTCCTGTAATGAAAGAAAAAACTGGTCTAAATTTAGTGCCTACCTATTCTTATGCTAGGGTTTATGAAAAAGGGTCTGAATTAAAAAGACATAAAGATAGACCTAGTTGTGAGATATCTACCACGTTAAACCTAGGTGGGGATCCGTGGCCTATATTTATTGATCCTACGGGGTCTGACAACGTCATAGACGAGTATAAAAATATACACAAGCCCAATGCACCTAAAGGTGTAAAAGTAGAGCTAAATGTAGGAGATATGCTTATCTACTCTGGATGTGAACTAGAACATTGGAGAGAGCCTTTTCAAGGCAATGTTTGTGGTCAAGTATTTCTACACTATAATCATGCAGATGGACCGTTTGCAAAGTCTAATTTGTATGATAAAAGACCTCTATTGGGTATTCCCAAATAACGTTGAATATCAACGCAATCTAATATAATCTGGAGTTCTATGTTACAGAAGGTATCTTTTTTACCGGGAATAAATAAACAAGTCACACCTACAGGTGGAGAGGCGCAGTGGGTAGATTGCGATAATGTCCGTTTTAGGTATCAGCTTCCTGAGAAAATAGGAGGTTGGAAACAGTTAGGTGCGGATAACGTAACTGGTGCAGCTAGAGGATTACATCAATTTACTAATAGCTCTGGTCAGAAGTTTTCTATTATAGGAACAAACAGAATTTTATATGCATATTCAGGTGGTGTGTTCTATGATATCCATCCAATCAAATCTACCACAACACTTACAAATGCATTTAGCACAACAAATGGGTCTGCCTCAGTTACCATAAATTTTTCAGGAGACCATGGTATTCAACAAGGTGATATTGTTTTATTAGATAATTTTTCAACAATCACAGATTCAGATTTTGCGGCTGCTAATTTTGATGACATAAGATTTATGGTTACAACGGTTCCTGCATCTAACACGATTACCATTACGATGCCGTCTAATGAATCAGGGTCCGGGGCAACACAGTCTGGTGGTATTAGAGTTAGACATTATTATCACGTAGGTCCTGATGTACAGGCACAAGGTTTTGGTTGGTCACTAGGAACTTGGGGTGGTCAAGAGGTTGGAGCTTTTTCTACAACTTTAGCGTCAGGTATTACAGACTCTGCAACAAGTATAACATTAACAGATGCATCACAGTTTCCAACATCGGGCACAAACTTTATACAAATAGGAACAGAGGAAATATCTTACACAGGTATTACATCAAACACACTGTCAGGTGTAACACGAGGTGTAAGAAACACCACAGCCGCATCACACTCGGGTGGAGCAACAGTTACAAGTTCAACTAACTTCGTAGCATGGGGTGAAGCTGCATCAGGTGACTTAGTTATCGAACCAGGGTTCTGGTCGCTAGATAACTTTGGTGATAAAGCCATTTGTTTAATTTGTAACGGTGAGGTCTTTGAATGGGATTCATCTATTACAGCTGCCACATCAACAAGAGCTTCTATTATTTCAGGTGCACCTACAGCATCAAGACACATGCTAGTATCAACACCAGATCGACACTTAGTATTCTTTGGTACAGAAACTACGATTGGTACAAAGACTACACAGGATGATATGTTTGTTCGATTCTCTGACCAAGAGGATATAAATACTTATACACCTACTGCAACTAATACAGCAGGCACACAAAGACTGGCCGACGGATCAAGGATCATGGGAGCCATTAGAGGTCGAAACGCCATTTATGTTTATACTGATACCGCTTTGTTTACGATGCGTTTTGTAGGTCAACCTTTTACCTTTGCCTTTGAGCAAGCAGGTACGAACTGTGGACTAGCAGGTAAGAACGCAGTCGTTGAAGTAGATGGTGCAGCGTACTGGTTATCAGAGAATGGTTTCTTTAAATATGCAGGTTCACTAGAGTCTTTACCATGTTTAGTTGAAGACCATGTGTACGATGATATTAATTTAGATTCTGGTAATCAAATGATATCTGCAGGACTTAATAACTTGTTTGGTGAGATTATGTGGTTCTATCCAACTTCAACATCTTCTGTAGTAAATAGAATGGTTTGTTATAATTATTTTGATTCATCACCACAAAGACCTGTATGGACGATTGGAACATTAGCAAGAACAGCGTGGCAAGATTCAGCGGTCTTTGGTAAACCACACGCGTTAGAGTACGATGCTGATGGCGTCGAACCAGCTACATCAGCAACTTATGTGCAAGGAAACACAGATGGTATTTCAACATACTATCAACACGAAACAGGGACCGATCAAGTTAAAGGTGGAACAGTTACGGCTATCACCGCAAATATTATATCTGGTGATTTTGACATTACGCAAAAAATATCGAGAGGCACTGGACCTGCAGCAGAGCTTAGAGGTGATGGTGAATTCATTATGAAAATTAGAAGATTTATACCAGACTTTATTTCTCAAACAGGTAACTCACAAGTTACATTAAACCTACGTAACTATTCAAACGATACAGCTTCAAGCTCATCATTAGGTCCCTTTACAATTAGTTCATCAACGACTAAAGTAGATACACGAGCAAGAGCAAGAGCGATTGCTCTTAAAGTAGCAAACACAGGATCTGGTCAAGACTGGAAGCTGGGTACGTTTAGATTAGATATACAACCGGACGGTAGAAGATAATGAGTATAGTAGATTATTTATATAGAGGCGCTCCAGCAGGAGAACGAGCAGTGGTTCAATCAGCTGTTAAAAATATGCCTTATAGTGCGATAGGAAAAAATATTATTGCGGAAGGTGGTTTTGGAAAAGGCTCAAACCTTAGAGGATTTGATCCTAATTTTAAAGGAGGCACAAATCTTTTTAATTATGTAAAAGGTGGTATATCTAGTTTATTTGGAGGCAAAGCACCTGGTAATATTGGTGGAGGCACACCTGCACAAAGACAACTGTTTGAAAAAGTTTTACAAAGCCCTGTTGTAAGAACTGGAGCTCCCATAGTAAGAACAGCTTTTTCTTTGCCCATGACACTCGCTGCTTCCGGTCCCTATGGTATATCTAAGTTAATGGAGCCTAAAACTGAAGCTGGCTTTAATTTTATGAAAGGTTTTGATGAGGGTGCTATAACAAGTATTGCAGATGCTGAAAACGCATTAGAGTTTCAAGATTTTGGTAATCAACTAGCGGCAATTGATGCAGCTAATCAAGCGCCTGTTAATCAAGGTGGTATCATAGAAGCAACTCCTATCTTTGCTAGTCAAGACATTGCTGCAAGAAATGTTGGCGTGCCACGAGATGGTAGACTTACCGGTATCATGGCAAACATTGCAAGACCTTTAATGTTTCAAGGTGGAGCAAAAGCAGGTTTAACAGCTGGTGAAATTCTTACTGGAAAACTTAGTCTTCCTTTTGCTTTAGCTGGTGGTATTGCATCTCAGTTCTTACCATTAGGCAGAAGTAAACCTAATTTTGATTATCAATATATAAATGACCCTAACAACATGGGAGGTATTAGGGTTGTAGATAATAAGATTGTAGATCCACGTGGTATTCTTTCAGGTAAAAATTTTGAAAGCGGTTTTGGTTCAAAAAGTTTAGGAGAGATGTATGACAAAGAGATTAGTAGACTAGGTGGTTTGATTACTGATTTAGAGGAAGAGGAAGAAAAAAAGGGAGGATTAAATAAAAGACAGGAGGCTAGATTAAATAAACTTAAACAAAAACAAATTAGGGCAAGAAGCGGGTTAGACGATTATTTATATTCAGGACCAACAATACCAGGCACTAATATAACAAGGGCGCAGTTTGCTTATGACTATAATAAAGCTCAACAAAACATTGGATCTAATTATGATGCATTAGATGCACAATCTTATGAAAGTTTAGGTGGGGGAGAACAGGCAGATGGTTCTTATAACGATCCATATGATCCGGGGACAGACGACTAATGGCAAAGATAGTACAAGTATTAACAAGACCTAGTAAAGAATACAGACAGTCTGTGGCTGACTCACAGGTTAGAGACCTCGATGCTGTAATTCAAAAACTAAATACAACGTTTCAACAAGAACTTAAGGATGAAGTAGAAGCATTTAATTTCTTTTTACAATAATGGCTAACAGTTTTATAAATAAAAAAGCAGACTTAACAACAACAGATCTTACAACTCTGTACACGGTCCCTACGGCAAAGACTGCAGTTGTTAAATCTATCTTAGTATCTGATGATTCTGGATCAGGCACAACAATTGATATAACTTTAGTTAATTCTAGTAGTGCAATATTTAGTTTATTTAAAGCTAAGTCTATATCAGGTAATGCAACAGCAGAGCTTTTGACTCAACCTCTTGTGCTGGAGGAGAGTGAGATATTAAAAGTTCAGTCAGGATATGCAAATAGGCTACATGTCGTAGCTTCAATATTAGAAATACAACCAAGGGAGGTCGTAACGTAATGCAGGTGTTAAAACCAAAAGAGATAATAACAACTATTTCTAACCTGAAAACAGGAGAAATATACAAGGATGATAAGGAGTGGAAAGCCAAAGGTGTACCAGAAACAGACATAAGAAGGGATGTAAAAGTAGTCATGCCATCTCTTGATTTGTTTCCAAAAACCAAGTAATGTGATAATTCAGGTATTTTGCCTGCCTTATTTTAAGCTTAATTACAACTATGACGATATCAAGAATGCAACA